AGAAGACGCTGAAAATTCACGGTCATGAACTCGCGCATTGGGCGCGTAACATAGCCGCTCAGGATGCCGAGCGCATCCACACTGCAATTAGTGTTGGCCTCACCGCTGGAGAGGACAACACTGATATCGCTCACCGTGTCATTGGCAGCCGCCGGTTAAACGGCGTCAATGGCGTGACTGAGATTACACGACAGCATATCCTTCGCCTCGGCAAGGGTCTTCTGCACGCGAGAAAATCCCGCATGAGCGGTGCCTGATTGGATGTCCACTTAGGTTCTAAATAAGGAATACGATAATGAAGCTCAAAACCATCTATGACACTGTCGAGGAAATCCCGGAAGGCTACGCTGACCTTTATACCGAACGTAATGGTCATTGGGAGTTGACTGGGGTCGAAGGCGTGAAAACGCAGTATGACATTGACCGGGTCCAAACCGCTCTCGTGAAAGAGCGTGCTGATCACAAGGTCACGAAGGCCGCACTGGCCCCGTTTGAAGGTCTTGATCCCGAAGCAATTCAGGAACAGGCCCACAAGCTCGAAGAAGCTACGGCACAACTCGATGCCATCAACAAGGATGGCCGTATCGACGAGGCCAAGCTTGAGCCGATTATTGCGGCTCGTGTCAAGCAAGCCACGGCTCCGCTGGAGCGTGACAAGCAAAATCTGGAGCGCCAACTTGACGCCCAGAAGAAGGCCGTCGCTGAGAAGGACGGCGAAGTCGTCAACCTTCGCACCTCCATAACGACGGACAGCATCGAGCGCGCCATCCGTGACGCTGCCACTCAAGACAAGTGCATCGCTACTGCTCTTGACGACGTGGCCGGACGCGGGCTCCGCGTGTTCGAAAAGACCGATGACGGTCGCATCATCACCAAGGATGTTGCGGGCACGACACCGGGCCTGACCGTCAAGGAATGGCTCAAGGACATGCAGGACAAGGCACCGCATTGGTGGCCCACGTCTGTCGGCGGCGGCTCTCAAGGCTCTGGCGGAGGCGGGGGTCGTGGCACCTACGCAGGAGCCAACAATCCGTGGTCGAAGGCGGGATGGAACATCACTCGCCAAGGCGCGCTTGTGACGCAACTCGGAGCAGTAAAGGCTGCTGAGATCGCGGCTCAGGCTGGCTCCAAGATCGGTGACACCAAGCCCCAAGCGGCCTGATAGTTGCCAGTAGTAAACAAAGCGCGCCCCGGCTATTATTCCGGGGCGCGCTCTTTTTGTGAGGTGAGATATGGCCGACGAGGCGTTCGCTGAAAATCCTTGGTCGGCTGAGCACTTCAACCTCACTCGTCAGGGCGACTACATCAAGAAGTACGGGCTCGAAGTGGCCAAGACCAAGGCGAAACAAGCTGGCGCTAAGCTAGGCCAGTTCGCGGTAGTTCCGACAGCCAAAGCTAATTTCACCGTCATTGTGCAGCGTAGAAACTTGGGCGGCAACGGCAGCGGGGTCGCCACCGGCACAGACAATGCGCTTGTCGCTGGCCTGACAACGAAAGTCTGAGCATGCACTTAGACGCCACGAATAAATCAATCGTCATCGTTCTTGGCGAGGCCAAGGGATCGCTCGATTGCGACATGGTCGTCGCCTACGAGGACATCACGCTGCCGTCGAGCTTTGTCGCGGGCGACCTAGATTTCACGACTAATGGCACAACGCCAGTTACAATCCTTCCATCTCCGAACAACGGCACGCAACGTAGGCTCCGAGAGTTCAATCTCTACAATAATGACAATATTTTCCATACTGTCACCGTGACGTACGTTGATGGCGCGTCGTCGCGCATCCTGTACTCGAATGTTCTAGGGCCGGGAAAAATCCTCAACTACAATAGCGGCGTGTGGAATAACGGCATCACGGGCACGCAGGGCTTTACCGGCGCGACCGGGGCGACCGGCGCGAGCGGCGGGACCGGAGCCTCTGGCGCAAGCGGTCAGATTATCATCACTGGCGGCATCCTGTTCGGCGCTGGACCTCCGGGCGCGACCGGCGTCACCAACGAGGTTTACGTCAACACGCTGAATGACAACGTCTATCAGTTCAACGGCACCACATGGGTTTTCCAAGCGAACATTCTTGGTGCGACCGGCGCTACGGGCGCGACTGGAGCGAGCGGCGGAACGGGCGGCGTAGGAATAAACTGGCGCGGAAACTATTCGGCGGTTTCAACATACTCGGTGGGCGATGGGGTTTTCTTCACCAACGGCTCATCGTACATTTGCATCTCTCCGACAACGGCAGGACAAGACCCTGTCGGCTTCCCAGCTAACTGGAATATCCTTGCCGAGGTCGGAGCAACGGGCGCAACAGGCTTCACCGGAGCCACGGGCTCAACCGGCGGCACGGGCGGCGTAGGAGCTTCTGGGGCAGGATCGACAGGTGCTACCGGCCCTATAGGACCGCAAGGCGTTCCCGGCAGCGACGGCCTAGATGGATCAGACGGCAGCGACGGATCGCTCGGTGCGACCGGAGCGACCGGCGCAAGCGGCGATATAGGCGCGACTGGCGCAACCGGCGGAACGGGCGGCGTAGGTCCCGCTGGAGCGACCGGCGCGACTGGCGCAACCGGCGGAACGGGCGGCGTCGGCCCCGCTGGAGCGACCGGCGCGACAGGGCTAACCGGCTCAACCGGCTCAACCGGCGCGTCGGGCTTACAAGGTCCTCAGGGCGAAGATGGTTTGGATGGATCAGACGGAGCGATGGGCGCAACAGGCGCGACCGGCGCGACCGGCGCGACCGGCGCTACCGGCGGCACGGGCGGCACCGGGGCAGCGGGAGGAGGCGGAGGCAGTGCGACAACGACATTCATAATGCTGTCTGATGATAGCGGAGGTGGTCAGGGTAGCGACGATAATCACCCTCCGTTCCAGCAACCTATCGGGTATGTCCCCGGGATTGGCGCTGGGACGGATGCTGCCCCGGCGGGTTGTGTAGGGGAGACGCTCAGTTCAAGCTCTAATCAAAATCTTTCTAGCGGCACTCCACTTGACCTGTTTACTATCACGTTAACGCCCGGCGAATGGGAGCTAACTTTTTGGGCACAGTTTCAACCGGCTGCCACCACGTCGATCACTTATATCGAGACCAGTGTCAGCTTGACATCTGCAAGGGACCTTACAACGCCGTTTGCATCTCACTGCTTGCCGATGGCGGCTGTAGTGCCCGGCTCGGGAGTAAGGCTCAATTTGTTTGGCGCTCGTTACGTCGTCGATTTGGCTACTTCTACAGGCTTCCATGCGATGGGGTTTGCTAATTTCACGGTTTCGACCATGTCCGCTCTCATATACGTGCGAGCGCGGCGTATCCGATAGACAGCAATGAAAATTGGTGCTAATGGGGGAGACGGATTAAATAGCGGAGCAACGGTCCCATGCGCTTCCACGTCCTTGGCATCCCTCACACGATCTCGACCCCAGAGTACTCTTCTTGTGCTTTCACGCAAAAAGTAGTCAAGCTCTGCAAGATGCTGAAAATGGAGGGCCACACGGTCTTCCATTATGGGCATTCGTTGTCTAGGGTCGAGACTGATGCCAACGTTACTATAACTAGCGTCCGCGATCTTCAGAAATCCTATCCCGGCCACAACTGGCGGAAGGATGGTTTCCCGGCCTTCAAGAAAACCGATCACTGTTATCAAGTGTTCTACAGACGAGCTATCGAAGAGATCGACAAGCGCAAGCAGCGCGGAGATTTCTTGCTCTGCGCGTTCGGGGACTATCATAAGCCTGTTGCTCTAGCGCATCCTGACCTGATCACGGTCGAGAGCGGCATCGGATATCCGAACGGCACGTTCGCTCCGTACAAGGTCTATGAGAGTTACGCGATCATGCACGCCTATCAGACCAATGCGGCGGCGATCTTAGCGAGCAACACATTTTGGTATGATGCTGTCATCCCTAATGCATTCGACCTGAAAGATTTCGAGTGCTCGACACTAAAGCAAAACTACTTCGCTTTCCTTGGTCGGCTTAATTCTGGCAAGGGCATTCATATTGCCAAGCAGATCGCGGAGGCGACCAAAACCAAATTGCTCATAGCAGGGGCGGGCACTCAAGAGCCCGAAACCGAGTACGTCAAGTACGTCGGAAACCTCGGTCCGAAACTTCGGAAGGCACTCTTGCGCGACGCCAAAGCGACCATCTGCGCTTCGACATTCCTTGAACCATTCTGCGGCGTGCAGATCGAGAGCATGCTATCTGGCACGCCGGTTATCAGTTCTGATCGCGGCGCATTTGCCGAGTATAATCCTCAGGGCCAGACCGGCTTCCGATGCCGAACTTTCGAGCAATTCGAGTGGGCTGCTCGCAATATCCACACGATTGATCCTGTCGTGTGTAGGCGCTGGGGAGAGAAGTTCTCGCTACAGAGCGTTGCCCCGATGTATACCGACTACTTCCAATCGGTCAGAGATATCTTCGCAGGGAAGGGATGGTATGAGCCGCGCTCGGAGCGCATGAAGCTATTCTAAACGGTGCATTTTTCTAAACGGAAATTGCCAGTTGTTTCTCGCAATTTAGTGCTGTAGTCTTGCGGCAGAATTTGGTGAGCCTTCGTTTCCTCGCATGGCGAGATGCGCGAAGCCCTCCACCGATAATTGCCGCGAAGCTCTCCATGGGGATTGGCTTCGGATTTTCCCCAACACCACTGGAGAGTATCCATGACCAATGTGTCCACTCAGATTTCCGATGTCATCGTTCCGGCGGTCTTCACCCCGTATACGCAACAGTTGACGATGGAAAAGACCGCGATCATCCAGTCGGGTATCGCGGCTCGTGACGACTTCCTCGACAATCTGCTCGCTGGCGGCGGTCTGACTTTCACCGTTCCGTCTTGGCAGGACATCGGCGATCCGGCGGAAAACGTTTCCTCGGACAATCCGAACACTACCTCGACCCCGAACATCACGCAGACCTCGGCGGAAGTCGCCGTTCGTCTGTCGCGCAACGCAAGCTGGAGCACCATGCGTCTGGCCACGGCACTCGCCGGGTCCGACCCGATGCAGTCCATTGCGTCCCGCGTTTCCGACTACTGGGTCCGGCGTTTGCAGCGTGCGTTCGTCGCAGTTGCCAACGGCATCTTCGCCAACAACGCACTTGCCGACCCCACGCTGGGCCGCTCGGGCCAGCTTGGCATCAACGCCGCCTACGGCAAGACCGGCGACTTGACCCATGACATCTCCGGCGGTTCGTTTACCGCAGGCGTCACCAACTTCTCGGCCTCGGCCTTCATCGACACCGCGACCCTGCTTGGCGACGCCGCCGAGGATGTGACCGCCGTGTTCATGCACTCGGTCGTGTACTCGACCGCCCAGAAGAACAACCTGATCGACTTCATTCCCGACAGCGAGGGCAAGGTCAACATTCCGACCTTCCTCGGTCGCCGGGTCATCGTTGACGACGGCATGCCGAACCCGGCGGGCGATAGCTCGAATGGTTCCAACACCTCCGCAGGCATCTACCACACGTGGCTCGTTGGCCCCGCGTCGTTCCGCCTTGGCGTTGGTACGCCCATCGTCCCGACCGAAGTCTTCCGCAACCCGGACCGTGGTAACGGCGCGGGCAGCGACACCCTCTACAACCGCGTCGAATGGTGCATCCATCCGGTCGGCCATGCCTACGTCGGCAGCCCGGCCTCGGAAGGTGGACCGACCAACGCCGCTTCGGCGAACAACCTCGCCTTCAACGGCTCTTGGGTTCGTGTCTTCCCCGAGCGCAAGCAGATCAAGCTTGCTCGCCTGATCACCCGAGAGAGCTAAGGCTCTTCGGTTTAAAGAACTCCGGCTTTTATCAAGCCGCACTGGATAAATGGCCCGCCCTCTAAACCGGGCGGGCCTTTTCTTTTGAAGGGAACACAACATGGCCAATCAACTTTCTGGGCAGACCGGCGCTTCTCCGCGCGAGTACAACGCTCATCAGCGGCATAGCAAGCAATCGCGCAGGCGGCATGACGATCAAGAGATCGCGTTCCTCGCCGCGCAGGCAACTCGCCTCTCGACCACGTCCGCAATAATCTTCGCGAAGCTGTCGAAATATTCCGCCGCGACCATCAAGGCCGCTGCCAACCTCGCCGCAATTCCATAACTCAGTTGCGCTGGCCGAGTGGCGGACTAAGAGGGGGACACTTTCGGTCCGCTATTCGTGTCACGCATCGCCCCGGGGGACTTCGCATCCCTCGGGGCAACAATTCGTCCCCCACCATGAGGTGAAAATATGTCGTTCCCTAAAGAAGCTATCAAGGAAGTTCTCGAAAGTCTCGATCACACGGATGACGCCATTTGGACCGATGACGGTTCTCCGCTCGTTTCAGAAGTCCAGCGGGCCGCCAATGACAAGACTATTACGCGCGCCCAGATCAATGACGCCTTTCCCGGCTTTGCCCGCAAGACCAAGGACAGCGTTGCCGAGGATGTGCAGCCAGACAAAGAAGGCGATCTCGGCTATGAGACAGGCCCGGCCCCACGGACTGACAATATCGTTCCGCCTGACATGAGCACTCCGCCCGAGGCCGACGAACTCGACGATCCTACTGCTGAAAATGATCGTCTCCGCAAGCTTGCCTATCAGCGTGTGCTCGATGCTGAGACCAACCTTTCGCAGGCGAAGGAAATGGTTTCAGTGGCTCAGCGGAATGTCTTTCAGGCCGAGCAACGTCACGAGCGGGCTCTCAAGCTCTATAGCTCAAAATACCCGGCGATCTCGTTTGAGGAAAATATCAAGAAGCATCTTGCAAGCCAGCAAGCCGCTCTTCACGAACGGGTCACCGGCCAGCGGTTCACACCGAACGCTGCGCAAAATCCGGTCGATCAGACCTTGATGGATCGCAAGCGGGACAACGGGCGTAAGGGAAATCCCCAAGCGCCGTTCCTTCCACGTAAGGCGGCTGTCAGCTATTGACGGTCGTAATCCACGAGGCGACCGATGGCAACTTTTATCCCGGGCAAGGTTACAGTGAGACGGCGACGTGCTGCTATGCAGGCGTCGCTTTTTCACGCCCGAGAAAATCGCGCTGATCGTCTCGAAGCTCAGATCAAGGCCAATATCCATTACGTGGCCTCGACGCCCAATCCCGATGCCGAAAGCGGCACCGAAGGAGATGGGAGAAACGACTGATGAGCGACCTCCCGGTCACGTCGGTAACCGTCCCGGTTGACGTGACCCCAGTTGTCACGGCCATCCCTGTCGCTCCGTTCGTATCCAATATCCCTGTAGCTCCCGTTACCTTGACGCTTCCCGGAGCGACCGGAGCTACCGGAGCGGTTGGCGCGACAGGTGCTATAGGACCGGGCGGCGGGGCGACCGGCCCTCAAGGACCTCCCGGATATGACGGCGCTGATGGCGTAGATGGCGACTTGGGACCTCCCGGCGCAACTGGAGCTACGGGCGCGACCGGCGCTATCGGAGCGACCGGCCCAGTCGGTGCGACAGGTGCAGGGGCGACCGGCGCTACAGGCCCAGTCGGCGCGACAGGATCAGTCGGCGCGACCGGCGCTGGCACGACAGGTGCGACAGGTCCGGTCGGCTCGACAGGCCCTACCGGCATTCCCGGCACAGACGGCCAAGACGGCTCAGATGGAAATCAAGGTCCCGCTGGCGCGACCGGGTTGACCGGAGCGACTGGCGTGGTCGGTGCAACCGGCGCGACAGGATTGGTCGGCGCAACCGGCGCGACAGGACTGACCGGCGCGGGCTCGACTGGCGCAACCGGCCCTGTTGGATCGACAGGTCCTACCGGCATTCCCGGCACAGACGGTCAAGATGGCTCAGATGGAAATCAAGGTCCCGCTGGCGCGACAGGTCCGACAGGATTGGTCGGCGCAACCGGCGCGACAGGACTGACCGGCGCGACTGGCGCGACAGGCGTAGGCTCGACCGGCGCGACTGGCCTGACAGGCTCGACTGGCCTGACCGGCTCGACGGGCGCGACTGGCGTAGTGGGAGCGACTGGGTATCAAGGCCCACCGGGTAATGATGGCTCGGATGGTTCGGACGGAAACGACGGATTGACAGGGGCGACAGGCGCAACTGGATTGGTCGGCGCGACAGGCGCAACCGGCCTGACTGGCGCGACGGGCTCGACCGGCGCTACCGGCGGCACTGGCGGCGTCGGAGCAACCGGCGTCGGCTCGACCGGCGCGACAGGTCCGATAGGTGCGAGCGGAAATCAAGGTCCCCCCGGAAATGATGGGTCTGACGGGTCTGACGGGAATGACGGCTTAATCGGCGCAACAGGTCCGACAGGATTAGTTGGTGCGACCGGCGCGACCGGCGTAGGGGCGACGGGGGCGACCGGCGGCACTGGCGGCGTAGGCGCGACCGGGGCGACCGGCGGCGCTGGCGCGGCGCAAGCATTTGTCATGATGACGGCTGACGACACGCTCATCAGCGATGATAATCCGATGGCTGCGCAGACTTCCATGCAAAGCTTCGTGCAGGGCGAATTATACTGCGCTCTGTCTGCGCTATTTACGATGACCAACGCATCGGGAGCGCAGAAAGCTCTCAACGCAACGGCTAATGGCGCGGTCACGCTCGCTGGCAACACTATGTATGAGTTTGAAGGCGAATACATCATCACTGATACGAGCACTACTTCTCACACGTGGGGAATTTTGTTCGGGGGTACTGCGACGATCACCTCGGGCTTCGTGGACGCGGAGAGTAATTCCTCGACCACGCCGGGAACGATTTCTGCACCGAGCAGAGCAACGTCTACTACGCTAACTGCCTCGCTCGTGATGACGGCTGCGATCACGACATTGAACGTTACGACAATCAAATTTCGTGGGCGTGTACGCATCAATGCTGGCGGAACGTTTATTCCGCAAGTCGCAGCGTCAGTGGCCCCGGGCGCGGCTCCTACTATGGGGGTAGGTTCATTCATAGATATTTGCCCAGTCGGGCTTGGCGGAGTGACGAACATCGGTCCTTGGAGCTAAGCACCTATGTTTCTGATGTTTCGGACAATGCAAAGAATGCCGTTATCTCGATTGTTGTCCGGTTCAAGTGTCGTACCGGGATCGCAAACGTTTACGTCGGGTAGTGGAAATTTCTCGGTCCCGCCATTCAACACGCTCACTGTGGAAGTGTGGGGGCCGGGAGGCTCGGGCGAAGGTGTTAGCGGGGCGAGTTTTGTAGCAGGCAATGTCGGAGTAGCAGCATCCACAGTATCGGGAAGCGGTCTCACTACTCAAACAGCTAACCCGGGAGGGGGAGCATCTGCGGGCGGCACTGCATCAACAGGCGGAGCGGCGGGAACGGCAACGGGGGGAAACTCCCAAAACGCAACAGGCACCGCTGGCACTGGAGGCGGCACCGTTATTAATAGTGGTTTCGGCACTGGAGGCGGGGCCTCCAATGGCGGCGGCAATGTAGCGGCTCCAGCGGCAAGTAGTTCTAGTGGAACAAACGGTAATCCCGGCTCGGCACCCGGCGGTGGCGGCTCAGGTATAAGTATTTTGTCGGGCGGGACAAATCCAGAGTTCGGCGGTGGCGCGGGCGGTGGCGGGTATTCGAAGTCAGTTTATTTAGCTGGCACTGTTGCACTCGGCGCGCTGCTCGCTTGGGCAGTTGGTGCGGGAGCAGCATCGGCGGGAACGACTAACGCCAGCGGCGCGGGAAACAACGGCCAAGTCAAGTTTACATGGTCCTGAAACTACTTCGAACTACCAGTTGTAGCATGCTGCTTCAACTGATAATCTTAACCTCGAAAAATTCAAGGAGGACACGCCTATGGCCAATCCATCAACAAAACGGACGTTCGGTCCCGTCGCGCTTTCCGCGACGCTGACCACGACCATCTACAATAACACGTCGGCACTGATATATGACGTGATCAAACATCTGCATGTCGTCAACAAGACGGCTGGGGCAGTGACCTTCTCCATCTGGATTGGCGCATCTGCCGGAAACGCAGCGGGCACAGAATGGTTCAACGCGCAGTCAGTAGCCGCGAACAACGTCTATGATTGGTACGGCAATCTCAAACTGCTCACGGCAGATTTCCTTGTCGGTGGCGCGAGCGCCGCTACCTCTCTCACCGCCGTTGGCGAAGGCGAGCAGTACGTCGGCTGATGGAGACTTCCCTTGGCCGCTACTGTTCTCTTCTCGATCAAGAACAATGCATGGTGTGTGAACGCTTTCCGGTTTGGGACAGCGGGCGACACATCATGGTCGTTTAGCGGGAAGAGCTTTCTTTGCGACCTCAAAGAGGACACCTCTCAGGCTAAACCGGCACTCGCGCTAAACTCGACTGACAGCCCAGCAATGTTGATGGTCACTGATCCGGTTTTGCGAGTGCTTCAATTTTCGATCAGCGATGTCACCATCAGAAAATCCCTTCCTCCCGGCCCGTATCAATACGACCTCATCATGGTAGACGATGTGACCGGACAGCGGGACACGATCATGACCGGCGTCATTACGGTAGTGCAGGGCGTCACCCTTACCGGAGTGTAAGCCATGGCCTCTGTTGTTTTTGCTGTTCAAGACGAGACCGGGACTGTCACGCAACTGACGCTCCAGCAATCTCCGCTGCCCGTTCATCCAATTGCGGTTGGTGATACCGGCATCTACTCCGGCATACCGGATGATGGCACCGATCTCGACCTCCAGCCGACATTTCAGGCCCTTCCCTTCACCGTGACAGGTGTTGCTACCAACGGCTATCAGTTCGCCGTCCACACGACGAATGCGAACATGGCGGACTGGCCCGCGAATGGTCAGGTCCTTTGGACGACGGGAAACAACACGGGCGACACTTTTGTCGTCTCGAATATCGACGGAGCAAATGCATACATCGATACGACGTTCCTGACGAGCTATCATGCGAGCCGGGGAAATACCATTCCCGCTTCCGCCACCTCGTCGGTCATGCAGGCCGCCATCGTGCAAGCCACGGATTATCTCGACCAGCGGTATCGCTACTCAGGTGTGAAGCTCCTCCAAGCTATCGGCGTTGCCCCGCAGGATGCGAATGCGATGTTCCTAGAAAGTTGGCTTACGCCGTATTCTCTCATCAGCGTCTCGTATCTTACGCCCACCACGACAACCCAGACCACGGAATGGCCGCGCCAAGGCGTTGTCGATTTCAACGGCGATACTATCAACGGTATCCCAAAGCAGATCAAGTCTGCCTGCGCGGAGCTTGCGATCAGGGTCCTCAACGGCGTTGTCTTGCAACCCGATTACGACCCCAACCTAGTCGGCGCTGGCGGCATCGTCTCCTCGGTCACGAATAAAATCGGGCCGCTAGAGAAGGTCACATCGTACGACACCAAGCTTGGCATTGGTTTCTTCGCCACCTTCCCCATCGTAGATCGAATGCTGTCCCGGGCCGGGCTCTTAAACTCCGGCGGCGGTCGCACGGTCATGCGCTAATTGACAGTTGTTCGAACCCTTTGGATAACATAGAATGACCGCGAATTTCGACTATGTCTCGACGCAAGCGGAAGCTGACGCCCTGATCCAATATTTTGGTATGGGAGCGGTCCTCCGCCGCGCAGGAGCTACTCCCACGGACAGGCCAGTTACGGTTTGTCTAATCGAGTATAACCCGCGCGAGAAGCCTGCGGATTTGGCGAACCCGACTGACCGCAAGGTCATCATGTCGCCTATCGATCCCTCGACGGGTCAGCCGCTCGCTATTCCGCCGGACAACGAACAGGATGTGTTGGTGACGTTCGTGCAGCCCCTCGCGGCGACACCGATACAGAATGAAGTTCTGCCGCTGACGTGCAAGCCTAAGCCGACAGCACCAGCCGGGGTAACAGTGCTCTGGGAATTTACGGTGCGCCGATGACGGTTTTACTTGATAGGCGGAAGTTGATTTTGGATCAGTTGTTCTCGCTCTTGTCGGGCTTGACGATTGCTCTTACCGGCGGACAAACCGCCACCGTTATTCCGGCTGGCAACATCGTGAGAAACCGCGATCAGCTTCCGGCAGAATTGGTGCCGGGGATTATCCTCTTGGATGCTGACGAGACCAAGGACCAGCGTTTCCCGCAAAATCCGGGACGCCAAGGCCCCTCCGGTCCCGGCATGATGAGGATGACGCCAGAGATTTACGTCGTGCTTGATGTTCGCCAACCTCAGAACACCAACGTCGGCGAAGATTTGCTACTCGCGCGAGAAGCGATCATGGCATTGGTCCTCGCCGATCCTACCCTCCAGTCCCTCGTGGGATCGGGAGGCGTTATTATTTACGATGGTGCCTATACTGATTTGGCACGCAATCGGACAATGCGAGGACAGATGGGCCTGAGCTTCACGTTCGGATATCCATTCGTCCCCGGCGAGTTCAAGTCAGCTTAACGGGAGAGCCACATGCCTGCTGGAAACGAGACCATCGAGGGCTCACTGCTTAGCCCGAACATCGGCAACTATTACATTGGTAAGGGCATCGTCAGCGTCAAGCTGCTCGGAGAAAGCGTCTTCACCGATGCGGGTAACTGCCCGCAATTCGAGTTCTTGGCCAAGGTCACGAACCTCGATCACTACTCCTCGCGAACCGGCGTGCGCGTCAAGGACTTCACCGCTGTCATCGAAATCAGCGGCTCGCTCACCATGCAGTTGGAAGAGTTGACCGCCCGCAACATGGGCTTCGCCATGCTCGGCCTGCCGACCGGCGGACCGTCCCCGACGCCCGACACCATCGATATTTTGGCCAACCCGGTCATCTACGGGTCGATCAAATTCACCGGCACGAACGACATCGGCCCCATCTGGACCGTCAACTTCCCGCTCGTGAAGCTCAACCCCTCGAAAGCCATCTCGCTGATCGCGAACACGTGGGGCACCGTCGATCTCGAAGGCGACGTTCTCTTCGACCAGTTGTCCAATGGTTTCGGCACGGCAACCGTTACCCTGCCGAACAGCCCGACCAACATCCTCTAAGGCCAGTCCGTGATACCTTATGTAAGAATTGCCCCAAAAGGGCAATTCTTGCATATGAACTACCTTCCCTCTATCCCTGATAAAGGATGTCCCAAATGACCGAGCAAGATCAGATCACCGAGGAACAGGCCCCCGCTGACGATGGCGTCACTCAGGACACGCCCACCGAGACCCCGGCCCCGGAAGTCGCCGAGGAAGAGGAGGCTTCCCCTGACGCCCCGGAGACGGTTGTCGAGCCCCCGGCGGAGGAACCTGACGCTGACGAGCCGGACGAAGAGACCTTCCCGGAAGACGACTTCGAGGAAGAGGTCCCGGCCCCGGTTAACTATAACGCATTGAATGGCATCGCTGCCGGTCCGGCTGACCATCCCCGCCTCATCGCGCATCGCCTCAAGCATAAGGACGACTGAGCTATAGGGCGAGCCCTATAACTCATACCTTATCGAAATGTCCCCCTCGAATAAGGAATAGCATATCATGAGCAAAAAGCCGGGCCTAAATTTGGCCGACCTCGCCCCGATGCACGAAGACGTTCCGCTGGGCGATAGCTTCCTCCGTGTGAACGGCATCAGCGCCGGGCACGGCCTCGAAATATTCAAGCGGTTCCCAAAGATCGCAGGGATGGTTTCAGGATCGACGTTTAACCTTGGCGCGTTCCTTTCTGTCGCGCCGGACGCAGTTGCGGCGATTATCGCAGCATCAACTGGAGACCTCGGTAACGAGGCATCGGAAGAGGCGGCTTCGAAACTTCCGGTCGATGTCCAATTCGAAATTCTCGAAGCAGTAGGGAGGTTGACCTTCACGAAGGGGTTTGGCCCTTTCGTCGAGAAGATCATGGCCCTAATCAACGTAGCAAGCTCCGGCCTCTCTGGAAAGGTGCTGGATATGAACTCGCCGCGAGTATCGAAGCCCTCATCGCAGCCGGACATCCCCCCTCAGTAGTTTGGGGTTACACCCCCAGACAAATGGCTGCCTTCACGTTTCTCGCGGTAAAGCGAATGAACCGCGAAAGCCACGCTACGCTCGGCCTAATGGCGCTCGCCAATAGCGGGGACGGCAAGGAGATAAATAAGCAGATGGAGCAGTGGGAGAAGGATAGCTGATGGCGCTAAAGATGTCGTTCACGGTGAATACGGACGAGTTCAAGAAAGGGCTTGACGAGACCCGTGATCGATACGGCCAAGCGATGGCTGTCTCCCGCAACATGATCGCATCCATGATGCAGACCCAAGTAGCGGCGGACGTTGCGGGAGCGGGGAAATATGATACGCGGGCTGTTTCTACTTTGGTCGAGGGCGACACTATCACCACCACCATTGATGTCCCCGGGGCAGACCTTCTCGAAAGCGGCGGCACGATCTACGGCCATCCGCTTTTGTGGATACCGTTCTCTGGCACAGATGCCGAGGGAATACAGGCTTCGAGCTACGGAGACAAACTGTTCTCTGTCAACAGGCTGACAGGCGGCGTGCCGATGCTGTTCTCGATCAAGGATCGCGCGCCCAAATACTTCGGCGTCCCCAACGTCAACGTCCCCAAGAAATTCCATGTCGCTGACATTCAACAGCGGGTCATGGCAAGCCTGAAAGACATCTTCGAAAGCGCACTGGGCAATGGCTGAGCTTGATCCACTTATAGCACGGGTTCTCCTTGAAGGCGACGACGAGTTTTTGGCGTCGCTTAAAAAGGTTGGGGAAAGTGCGGCTGAGAGCTTTGAAAAACTCGCAGCCTCTATCGAGAAGGTTGGCGTCACCTTCGCGAACGCCGCAAGCGGGCTTGGTCTCGTCGAGGCCGCTATCGCTGGCGTAACTGCCGCAACTGTTTTATTCGTCGAGCAACAGACAGAGCTTTCGCAAAGGACAGTCTTGCTCGCGGAAGCATTCGGCACGACTGCCGGTCAGTTGCAGGAACTCGAAGCTGTTTTCGCATCAAGCGGCGTCAAGGTTCAACAGTTCGAACGTTTCGCCAACCGGCTCACCATCACTATTGCTCGTGAGTGGCCGCAGATAGCGGAAAGCGTCAAGACATATGCGAACGAGCACGATGCTGCGACCCTCCGCGTAACCAATGCGACGCTCGGCATCCGGGATGCACAAAATGCTCTTAGCGATAACTCGGCTGAACGTTTCGCGCAAATGGCGAAAGATAGCAACGCTCTCGAAGCCGCATACATCAAACTCCAGTTCGCCGCTCAACACGCTGCCTCCGAACAGCTTGCCGCTCTACAATCTGTGCGTAGCGCGCAGTTGGGCGTGACGGCTGCCGAGCAGCATCTAGCCGAACTCGAAGGCCGTCCGCCGTCCGCTGCTGAAAAACAGAACCTCGCCTTAGCGCAGGCTCAAGGCCAAGTCGATGCAGCGCGCAGGGCGGAAGCTGATGCTCGCATTGCCCAACAAGAGAAGGCTGCCGAGGCCGCGCTAAAGGTGCGCCAGCAAGAGCAGGCGTATGCCGATCTCTCGCGCAAGGCCGCCAAGGATGCTCGCGACGATGCCGAGCAACGAGAGAAGGATGAGAACCGCCTGAAGTCCGCGATCATTGCTCGTGGCGAAGCCGAAGAGAAGGTCAATAAGCTGGCGCTAACGAGCGTTGTCAGTATTCGCTCGGCCCTCGATGAAGTTGTCAATGGCGAAAAGGGTGCGAAAACCTCCGTAGACCTCACGGCTGTCTCGGTTCAAAACCTGATCAAGGGTATCATCGCTCAGGCAGCGGCGCACTCTAAAGCGACTGAGCCTTCGGGCTATGAGACGCTTATCCAATTGAGCAAGACCCTGTCGAAGGCGACTGAGGAGCAAATCTCTCAGGAGCAGAAGCTCGCTATCGTCAATCGGCTGGCGGGTACTTCGATGCAGGCGCTCGGGGCGTCGGCGGCTGAAATCCTCAACGTGCTTACGCATGATGCTCAAGAGCTTGAGAAGTTCGCCAACGCAGCGAAGTCGCTTGACACGAAAGAGGCTAAGAAGGCTATCGAGGATTTCCGGGGCGCGCTTGCTGGGTTGAACCTGACGATCAGCATCCTTTCTCAACAGTTCGCGATTGCGATCTCGCCAGCGTTCACCGCGTTCCTTCGTGCGATCCAATCCAGTATCGAGAGCAATAACGGCGTCATCCGCAATTTCATTGATGGTGTCACTGGCATCCTTCATGCTATCGATCCCACAACCGAGGCGTTCCAAAAATTTCTGGACAAGCTCGGCCTTTTCGACGAGAACGTTGGCAAAGTGGACGCGCTCAAGGCGGCCCTGATCGGCATAGGTACAGCGATCACTGTTGCGACTGGCCCTATAGGCGTAATGGTCGTGGCGATTGGTTTGGTTATCACTGCAATCGGTTCTGTCCGGGATAATTGGGACACCATCGTCGCGGCAACGAGGAAGGCATGGGAAGCGGTAAAAGATAATTCGGTTATTAGATTTTTCGAGCGTCTGCTTGACTTAGTCGCAAAGATCAAGAGTGCGCTTAGCGGCACTGGATGGAAAAATCCAGCGGCGTCTACGGGCGGAGACAACGCCAAGACCGGCGATCAAGCTAGCGAGACCACGCCGACCAGCAACTTCGCGCGAGGCGGCGCGGTTGAAGGTCCGGGCTCTGGCACGAGCGATAGCATCCTAGCTCGACTGTCGAACGGAGAGTTCGTGATGAAAGCGTCGGCTGTCGCGGCCTACGGCACTGGGCTTTTCCATGCGTTGAATAACATGCAGTTACCCGGCTTCGCGGCTGGCGGGCTCGTTGCTTCGCCGGTCAGGCTCGCTGGGGGCGGCAGTGTCCCGGCCACGAGCGTATTGAACCTGTCAATCGATGGCAAGTCCTTCAATGGTTTGCGTGGGCCGAAGAGCACTATTGATGACCTTTCCAGCTTCGCTATTGCGCGTCAAGCGTCTGCGGCTGGCAACAATCCTTCGTGGGTAAAGTAAAATGAGTGATCCATTCGAAAACATCCTGCCAGCGGCGTCTGACACGCTTCTGTCGATCTCGTCATTCGGTATGATGCTCTATCAGGCTCGTGGTCTGACCCAAACGCTTACCGTGATCGGCGAGGCAACGCAGCAAGAGCGCACAATCAACGGCACGCTAACAGACATCTCGGCAGCGCAGTTTCGCAAATATGCTTCGACGATCAGCGTTAACAATGAAGTCGATACTCCTCCGCTCGATGGCGTCTTCCCCGGAATGATCGTCACTGTCGATTGCGTGGTAGGTCTCGCGTATCTGACGAGCGGCGGTAATGGCCCCCATCACCGGCCCGAAGTCTCGGGCTCTAGCTACGCGCAAGGCGCGTATACATTTTATCGTCCGCAGTTGACCATGATGGTCAAGACAGTCGAAACCCAGTTCGACGAGTGGAAATGCGCCGTGGGCTGGAAGCTCGATCTTGAGGAAGTCTGATGAAAAAGTTTTTGCTTATGGTAGCTGTCGCAACTTTAGCTCTGATCGGGCCTGCGGCGAGCAAGCATCCGATAATCCACGTTATCAGAGATGACAGCGGCGGAGTTCTGCTCCAGTACATCGGCAAATACGTCGTATGGGACAACAACGGCGACAGCGTTCGGATTGAAGGCGCGTGCTATAGTGCATGCACTCTAGTCCTCGGCACGGTTAAGTTTTCCCGCGTATGCGCGACACGCGAAGCGGTGTTCGGATTTCACTCTGCATCACTCCATCTAAGAGACGAGTACAGCGCCGAGGGAACCGCAGTTATGTGGGCATTCTATAGTCCAAATGTCCGCGCTAAACTTTCCGAGTATGGATGGGAAACTCCGTCGTATCACCCCGATCTGATCATGATCAGGGCTCAAGAAATCGTAAGGCCGTGTAAGTGAGCTTTCCCTTTACATTCGCTTGGGTCGATGAGACCGATAGCGTGTTTGATCCCGTTGCGTTCAACCGCTTCGATGAGAACGTGTTTTCTTTTTCTATCCAGCATGACGAGGGCCAGCATCCGACGATGGACCTCATCGTAAAGAACCCTCGCATAGGGCTGCTCAACCCGGGCCGCAAGGTCTGGGCATGGCTTGGATGGCAGAGCCCGGCCAATGATCCGAACTATCACGGCGCGCTCGTGCCGCTGTTCTTCGGTGTGCTCGTCGGCGTACCCACTAGTCTGTTCCAAGAGAAGGTCACCCTCCAGTTCATCTCTCGCGCTCACACCTACATTCAGGACAAGCAGGCGCTCGCTGAAACCATGAAGACGATCCCCTACTATGATCCGATCTTCATAGAGCCATCCAAGCGAGACGACCCTGACACTATCCTCGAAGGATGGTCGGCGCTTTGGCATATTGATCGCACGTCGCTCGGTATAACGGCGAGTGACATCCTCATCGGCGAGGACGGCATGCTCACGTACGACGAGAACACCGCATTCTATGACAGCGTGTCGCTGCAACTCGGGCAGCCTCCTCTCGACAACATCCGTGTGGAAGCGACGGTCAACTGGACCCAGCGAATGTCCGGCACGTTCACCGTTCCTACTGTGAGCCTCTCCAGCTATACCGGAGAGACGCTGATGAGCGACTGGCCTAAGCCGGGCGCTGGCATAGGCGGCGGATACAAATGCCAGAGTTCGTTCACGAACGATATTTACTTCATCAGCGAGACACCGACCACGACCTATAGCTCTACGTGGACGAATACTGATCCTGACCCGGGTCAGTGCTCCAATGCCTCGTCGTCCTATTCATCGAGCGGTCCGGCTCTGCTCTCGCCAAACCCGTTACAAAACGTGCTGACGGAATATCTGCAATCCGGCGTGTGCTTCCCGGACAGCGACCCTCCTATGAACATTCCCGCTCAAATCTCTGCAAGCGGAGTGATCATTCCGATGTGGTCTGTCGCCCTCGACATGAGCATCCGCTATGATGCAAGTCGTCCGTTTTCCGAGGTTCTGTCGTTTGATATGACGGCAAACGTACAGGGCATTCTCGCATCACCGACTATAGACCAGCATACCGAATTGCTTACGATATCATCCGTAGATGTGGGTCAGCCGCTCGTGGACGTGGATGCGTGGACGGACTTCTTGGGCAAGCCGGTCGGCATTGCTCAGGTTATATTTCCGAACAATCCTACAGAGCCCGGCGGACTGGCGTGGCAGATTTGCGTCGCCTCCGGCATCGCGGGTACTGTCGAACCGACCTTTAGCGATATCCCCGGCGCGACGACAACCGACAACACCGTCGAGTGGGCCAGCCTCGGAACGCAGGGCCTATCGCAGGCTTCCGAATGGTCGCCCGGCGCGTTCGTTCCTCGTGGACAGGTCATGCTACTTCAAGAGCAAGTATTCAATCCGTTCGACGGCGAGTTCGAAAGCGTCCCGGGCGTGTCGAGTTATTATATCTGTACAGGCCCCGGCCAAACGAATGGCACGTTCACACAATTCCGATACACGCCTCCGGTCATATCGAACGTCGAGCCCACTCCAGCGATCAGGACAATCGACTTTATAGCTCCGCCTACTTTCTCGACCACTGTAGGTGCGCAGATCACGGACGGCTCTGTCACGTGGACTGTGCTCGGTGCTAACCCGAGCATTCTGGCGATCCCGATTGGCGGCTCCGCTGACAGCGTCACGGCTCGCTGCTTCTTTCCGACAGCGCGTGGCCAACAGAGCGTCGAGTATCTTATCAGCCGGGCTCGTGCTCGTCTGCGCTACCGCTCGCGCGCAGTCAAGGTCGGATGGTCAGCGCCGTTCGCTACCATCGTTCCTCTGTCATGCCGACACAATGCAACTCTGTTCGATCCTCGCATGCCCGGCGGCGCGGTCACCGGCAAGGTCACGAGCTATAACCTGTCGGCCAGCGGCGACGGCAAGGTAATCGGCAAGGTCGAGATCGGATGTGCCATTGGTTTCGGCGGCTCGATCAACGAGATCACTGGCACGCCAGAGTACGTTGCTCCGGGCTATGTCCAACTAGGATATCAGGTCTATGATGGCAAGACCGTGGCGCATGGCAGCGGCGACACGACTTTCACGCCTCCGATCTTTGAGCCATTCGACGATGGACTACAATTCCCGTTGACGTGGGATGAGGTCAGCGACGGCGGTCTGCAATCCGGGACGCTGGCCGAACAGATCATCGCTATCAAGGGTTCGTTCCTTGCGGCTCGGCAAATCCAGTTCTTGAACCTCGTGGGCGGCTCTATCTCGTCGTCTAAAAATCCGAGCACCGTCATCACTGGACAGTCGCCTAACGTAGCGTGGCAGATCACGCGCGAGCAACTGGCACTGCTCAGTCAGAATACGCCGTACGTCATGGCAGCGAACTCGATCTCATGGTCGTGCTTGCTAAAGCCGTGTGCTGGCAACGGGCCGTTCGGCGGAGCTTACGCGATCACCGTCTCACCGCTCAACGTACCGCAGGGCATCAATCTCGAAGCTCCGAGTTCGCCATGAAGCAGATCGCACTGATAGGCAGGAAGCCGATCTTGGCATTCGAGTTCGTGAAGCCGATGGACATGGATACAAGAGACGCGAAGGTATTCGCGAAGCTAGTCCAAACGTGGACAGCCGAGCACGCAAACGTCGCAAGAGAATTTAGGGAGGCTCGCGAAGCCGCGAGAAAACGCTATGGCAGGACTTGAAGGTGTTATCCGCCCATTCGTCGGGGACAGCGTTGCGCCCGTGCCGTTCCATGTCGGCAACAGCGCGAGCGCTCCGCCAGTTCGTCTTGCCATCGGCATAGTCGGCGGCTCGAAGACTTTTGGGTTTAGCAATAGTTCGACGGAAACGAGCTACATGGCAGCCGTCCACACAGAGAAGGCTTCCACCGCGTTCGACATGACGACAGGGAAGCTTGCGTAATGGGAGCCCCCGGCAGCGGAGGAAGCAAGTTCACACGGCGTAGTCACGTCGTAAGGTGCTATGCCAATCCATCTGACGCCAAGAATAATCCGACCAACGGTAACTACATCGATGTAGAAGTCCTCGACGCCATCGCATTCAAGATCGATGGCGGTAAGGAAGTTATCATAGACTGCACGCAGAACGTTGTCCCCACCATCATAGACAATACCGGAGACGGCAACGGTAAACAGGGAGGCGCTGGCACGACCCGCCTGTCACATATGAAGCGTGTCACTAGCGACGATGGGGCGAACTTTTTCGACATCGAGGTCCTCGATTGCTGGGCAGCGCGCGATGCCAACGGCGAAGAATGGATACTCGACAGTATCAACTCAGCCGACGACGCCGCAGAGTTCAACACTACGCTCAATTCCGGCGAGAAGACTTCTACCCGCCGTGTTCACGACGAGAAAATTGCCCCGGGAGGCTCTGGCACACCGGGCTCACCTCCCGCGAACTATATTCTGTCTAGGCGCACTGACGCCGCTGCCTTTCGAAAGTTCAACGGGCGCGAGGTCGTGTTGGTATGCCCATCGAACGACGATCCTAATTCCAGCGATCCTAGCGCCGCGTCGTTCATCACGCCCAAGGGGTACGATCCATCAGATAGCAGTGACAGTGCTGTCGTTCCGCCAGCCAACACGGACAAGAACGTCTATGTCGCATTCGCTAAGACCCAAGACGGTACTGTCGCTCCGGTCTTGACGAGCACTACCGGGGATAGCGGTAAAGCTGTCGTCGATATGGGTCTGCTTTGGTGGATCAGGAAAGTATCCGGCTCCGAGATCGTCATGGTCGATATCACGTGCTCGTGGGCTAACACATCGCCACCGCGTATTCCGACGATCACGTTCGATACCAATTTCAATTATGATACCGTCCCGGTAGGCGGCGGGGACCTATCGTTTCCGCCAACTGATCTCGTCACTCAACAGTCACTACCGAACTTCGCGGCGAAGACCATGCCGCAGAACGCAAAGTCTAAGCCCCCTATCGATCTTGCGAAAGGTCTGATTTGGTGGACCGGCCAACCGGCGCAAAACACGCTGGACGCAAGTGGCACGTCCCGCATGCTGTTGTTTTTCAACATGACTAGAATACGTCTTGCCATGCCCAAGGACAGCCCGGTTCAATTCAGCGTCGAGCTACCGCCGTTCTTGCAAAATCCCGCAACACCTCCTTCGTCTGGCGTCGGGTTTTATATCTGGCAGACCGCAGAAACTTTGCGAGGAAATCAAGTGGGCGTCCCGCCTACCGTGATCAACCCGCTGCCTACGGCGGCGAATGGCCTCGGCATTGGACCTAATGGTTTCTCGCCGTATGCGATGCTCTATAATCTGGGGGAGTTTTCGAACAACGATGTGCTTGTCAGCGGAGGTGTCAACGGTTTAAATCCTACCGGCTTCTTGGCTACTGGCGTGCCCAGCTTTCACCCTACTGATTTTCCTAATAGCAATCCGGTCAACGGCCTCGGGTTTAGAACTCTGTCTGGCGCGCAGGCATGGGCTGCCGCGCTTAACGCAGCGTGGGCTCAGGAGGTCGCTACGACGCAGCACGGCATAGACCTACAGGTAGAAAGTATCCAGCAACAGATTGCGCACGTGCAGCAAGAGATCGCGGCTGGCGGAGATAGCGCAGGGCTTGATGCTGAGCTTGCTTTTCTAGCAGCGCAAATAGCGTCCGCCCAAGCTCAAGCGAATAACTCTCCGCAGTATACCGCGATCTCGATCAACTACAACACGGCTGGCACGCCTGCTGGAGCGCCGGTCTCGTGCATTGTGAAGGCGACGGTTGCGGACTTCAAGGGTCCGACGACATTCGCCTATGATGCCAATAACAATCCGCAGTTCGCAATCCCGAAAAATCCGAAGAGCCAGACACAATCGGTAACATCGGGAGGGACCA